TATTATAAATATAAACTTTTTAAAAAAAGAAAAGCTCGATATTCCTATCAAGCTCTCTTTATAAGATTATATTTTACTAGTAAAATTTTAGTAATTAAGTACGCAATAGTCCATTGCTATAGTTACACTTATATCTACTACCTCGCTATTTGACCAGTCATACTCGCCAAAATTAGCTTCAGTAACGAATGCGCCTTTAATTATCCACTCACCAACTATATCGCCAACAGGGCCTAATTGGTTTAGAGTAACATCTTTTTTATAAAAATCAGAGTAACCGGCACGTCCTGTTACAGACTCGTATCCTAATCTAGCCCATTCCATTACTGCTTGAGCTCCTGAAGGAGTTATCGGATCATAAAGAGTTAGGGTTAAGTCGTTCCACTCTCTCTTTCCTCTAATCTTTCTATAGCTGTTAATATGATCTAGTTTGATAGGTTCATCAGAGAAAGAAGGAGCTGAAGCTGCCTTAACCATGAATGATGGAATGTCTTCGAAGTACATAATGAAGCGATTTTGAACTTTTGGTTCAAAAGCTTTAAACATGATTTCGTTTGCGTCTAATACTGCCATATTACTTGTATTTTGATATAAATATCTTAGTTAAAAATTATACTGCGAAACTTGCTCCTGTAGGTTCGATAGAAAAGTCTAGTACTATGAACTCGGCAGTTTTAGCCGGTTGTATAAATACCTGACCAACAAGTTGATTTCTATCGATTACGTCGGCTGTATTGTTTGAATCATCCATTACTACTCTGAAGGCATATAAACCTTGACGCTGTACTACTGATTCTAAGTAAGGGTTAACAGCTGATAAGAATCTGTTTCTTGTTGCAATTGTATTCTGTTCGAATACTAAGTTTCTTGCTTGATCGCCGAAGAACTTCTTCAATTCGATCAACAATCTTCTTACATTTACTCGATCTAAAGCTGTTGCTTTTTTCTGTAAGGTCTTCTGACCGAATACTGCAATACCTGTTCCTGGGAAAGTAGCTATTGGGTTAACGTTAGCATCATATAATGTGTCACGTTGAATCTTAGTTAACTTTCTTTCTGCTTGAATTACTCCAGGAATACCACCTCTTACTAAACCTGCAGGTGCAAACCAAGGAGCTGAACTGTTATCGTTAGCAGCATAAACGCCTGGTATTACTACTGATGGTGGAACAAATTGATTTCTACCTGTTTCAGTAGTTACTTGCACGTTAGGGTAGTAAGTAGCAGCATACGAACTATTTACTCCGTTAGCATATCCTACAACATCGGATGGATTAAGTCCCATATCTGATGTGTCGATTACTGCAATACAATCTCCACGAGATTCAGCTAATGAAATTAATGTATTAACTGTCTGGTTATGATTGTTGGAGTGAAGACCGGGTGCTACTATTACGTTGAACTGGTAGTCGTCTTTGTTTGTAAGTAGGGTAAGTACGTCATTGTAATCAGTATTAGCTAATCCCTGTATGTTAGCTGCACTACTAAAGCCGTTATAATAAACATCCCCACCTGCTACAATATCACCGGTAGCACCGTGGAAAGAACCAGAACCAACTATAGGTAAAGATCCACTGTAAGAAACACCAGCAGAATCGGCATTAACAGTAGCACCGTCATTACCGAGATAGTTAAGAGTTTGTAGATCTACAGAAGCAACTCTAATGTAGTTAGAACGGTTGGCATAAGAACCGGTTAACTGTACGTAGGCATCGTTACCAGTAACCGAAATTGTTTGAACTTGGTCACCAATTCTGGCTGATATAAAGTTTGCAGAATTTGGATCTAAAGATAGGTTAGAGAAAGTCTCTAATACTACTTTATCTTTTGTACTATCATCTCCACCTCTCACCGATAGCGTAAAAGTACCTTTAGCGTTATTAATGTTTGAAACTTCCCATCTTAAGTTATCTGCTGATCCAGAAACTAAAGAACCGTCTGAATTAAGAGCTCCTGGATCGTCAACTCCGGTAGAGTTATTGAATATAGTACCCTCACCTAAAGTCTGAAGTGTAAATGGTTGAGAACTGTCTTTAGCAGATGAAGAGATATGTGTTGAAGTAGCACGGGTAAAGGAGCCGTTAACTACACGGGTCACCAATGCAGTAGAACCACCTTGGCTAAAGAAGTTACGAACTGCTATTGAAGTTAAAAATTCTTGTTTAGTTGAGCCTGATTCAAAAGTAGAACCGAACAATCTTTGATATTGTCCATAAGAAGTAACTACAGTTGGGATCTCAACAGGTCCTTTAACAGTAGGGCCGATAAAAGCTGTACCGGCTTCGGCGGGTGCGGGTGTAACAAAAGATAAATCGTTCTCTCTTGTAAATACACCGGGGGAGATAATTGTTTCTGCCATGTTAGGGTTTGTTTAATTCTTCGAGATTCTTATATATAAATATGTTTTAATCTTCCAAACGATCGGTTAATAGTACGGAAAGATTCTTAAATAAATAGAACCCAAAAACCTAAACCACCAATCGAGAAGGTCCGCCCTAAAATGGGCAGACCAGTCTCTTTCTTCTATTCCTCTTCGTCCGTAGCTTGCTCTGCTACTTCCTCTTCGGTTACCTCTACCTCTTCTGTCTCTTCTGCCGGGGATGGGGCAGGAGCATCTTCAGAGGGAGTGAAGATTCCTTGCTGCAGGTCTAAAGTACCAGAACCGTACTTATTTTCTAGACTTGCGATTAAGTCTCTTTCGTTTTGACGAAGAGTTTCTAATGCTTCATCTGCACGATCAACCCGTGCCTGTAAAGCCTTTCTTGATAATTCGATATTACCATATTCAACAACAATGTTTTGAGATACTTGCTGTACTTCAGCAATATAATCTAGTTCTTGTTGTTCTAATCTAATTGATTCAGCCATAGCTTAATTTAATTTATATAACGTTATAATTTACAATTATTCTTTAATATAGTAAATATATTTTTAAAGAGCAACTTTTTAACCGCAATGATAGGTACATCCAACAAACTGTTTTCTATAAGTACTTCCAGAAAATTCTACTTCAATATACTTACTACTATCTGTAAAATAGCAATCTTGAGTTATTTTTGCAACCGTATAATTATGAAGCAAGTCATCATCCTGTTTCATACCTATACCAGGTATTGGAGAAGAAGTTATATAGTCACCGTTTTCTAATGAACCAGAATAGTTAGAGACCCAAACTCCACCTTCACCTACGGAGTTAACTACTATACGATCCTCGTCTTCTTCAGGAGTCTGAGCAGCTGATTGAAACACACCTTGGGTGTATACTCTTACTCCATCTTCCTTATCTTGAGTATCGGTAATAACTCCAAACACAGCTTTATCTTTTGCTTTAGATGTTAATTTAGTTCTAGGTAAAGATTCATTAACGGTAGGTGTAGTAGTATTGTCTATATTGTAGTAAGTACCTGTTGAACTTACTATCAACCCAACACTATTTTCGTCAAATAATTGTGACTCTTCGGGAAAAGAACGGTGTTGCCCGGTAAAGTTCATTGTAACTGATGTATTAGACGTAACTATTCTACCGTTATACGTAGCTGTATCAGCGTACTTAAAGTATAAATGGTCTCCACCCCCCATGTACCAGTCCCAGTAATCGTTATCATCATCTGATTCTACAAATCTTAGACCTCCACCGGCAGTATCAGCGCTTTGTTTAAGTCTTACCTTTCCTGCTATATCTAAATTCCAATCACTAACAGTCTGAGGTATTCTTACAAACCTGTTAGCTGAAGAAGCAACTTGTATACCGCCGCCGGTTAATTCGACTATATCTGAGTTTTTATCGAATGTATCACTGAAGGATGCTATGTAAGCGTCCAGCTCAAGTTCACCGCTAAATACGATTCCTTCATGGTAAAGGTATCCGTAAATGTAGTATGTAGTATTGGCAGAAGTATTTTCTATTGTTATACTATCTACAGAAGTACCGCAAACAGCATTTGTACTATCTCCATTTTCCCAGGAACCATTCGCTATTTCTCTAGTAAAAATTTGCGTTCCAGAAGGAGTAGTTAGTCCCCCGTATCCAGTGTATATTTTATAACCAATTTTTGATAGGTAAACCGGGTTTAGTGGTTCTAGAGAAGTAAAACCATCTGCATCTGTAATATTAGAAGTAGGAGGATTGGTACTAGGACAAGTATTAGCCGTTACTCCGAGGGCGGTATAAGAACCAACGTCTGATAATTGAAATTGTCCTAAGTATCTGTAAAAAGTTTCGCCATTAGGAGCATCTGTTGAATTCGTAATAGAATAACCTTGCTTAATCCACTGTCCAGAAGTAGAAAAGTTTACTGACGAAGTGGTGTTAGTGGATAAATTTCCTGCCCTTACTGTTAAATCTAATGTATCACTGGCATTAAATATTTCTAATGCACCTTTTGATGAATCTAAGACTAGGTCGTCATTCGGACTAGTAATAGCTGTTTCCGAAATAGTCCATCCACCTATTTTACCGTTTGTTGAATTTATACTACCACTTAACCCTAACTCACCGGCAGTATTAACAGTAAGTTTATCTCTAAGAGAAAAACGGCCTTGGGCATCTATAAAGAACCCAGTATCTG